TGGCAGACGCGCGAAAGAGTCCCCAATGCGCTTTCTGTTATTTTTAGGGACAACATAAGATTGTGAGCCGCGATGCCAGCCAGAACCGTTGCTGCGAAAACCATGGATGTGGGGAAGAAAAATGGAAGAAAACACTGGACAGCGAAAGAGATCCAAGCGCGCGAGGAAAGCGCGCGGGCCTTCGAGCGCGCGGATAAGGCGAGCATTGCCCCTCCGATCTGGCTGAGCAGGTCAGCGCGCGAGATCTGGGACAAGAAAATCACTGAGATCGCCGGGCTGACCGGTGGAAAGGATATGCTCGACGCGCTGGACAGTGAGATCCTTGCCTTGTTCTGCGAGGGGGTGTCAAAATACAAGAAGATCGCCGATAAAGCACGACTAACAAAGGATGATCATCGGATCCTGCAAACGTATATGCGGCGGATCCTGGAATATTCGGAACGGTTAGGTTTCACTCCAGATGCACGCACGCGACTGATCAAGAAGCGCGCGGATGAAATACCCAGGGATGAATTCGGGGAGAAGTTTGATTGATGCACCCAGCCACGCAATACGCGGTCAACGCGGTCGAGCAAACCATCGTTACCGGGAGATGGGAACGGCTCGCATGTCTGCGTCACCTGTGTGATCTAGCGCGCGCTGGGCAGCTGCCGGCGTTGATTGCAAAGCGGATCGAGAAGGCAACGGCCAGACCCGTCCCGCCGCGCGATCCGGAGTGGCTGTGGACCTTCGATCCAGAGCAGGCAACCTTTGTTTCGATAGAATGGTTTAAGCAACTGGTCCATGTGGAGGGACAATTAGCAGGGCAGCCGATTGAATTAATTCCAGCACATGTGTTCGAGCTGAGCTGCATCTTCGGCTGGGTTTCCCGATCAGAAAAGATCACGCGCGCGAATGGACGTGAGACGGGCCTGCGCAGATTCAATATGGCATTCGTGACCGAGGCACGCAAGAATGCAAAGACCACGCGCGGCGCGGGCATCGGTCTCTATATGATGCTGGGAGATACCGAAATGAGTCCGTCAGTGTATTGCACTGCGGTGGACCGCAACCAGGCACGGGTGCTGTACAACTATTCAAAGACGATGGCAGATAAAAGCCGGGACCTGCGCAAACGCCTGCGGATTGCAAAATATGAGATAAGTCATCGGACGCGCGGCGGGGAAATGAAGGCGTTCTCCGGAGAGATCAAGAACAAAGATTCATTCAATCCATCGTGCGCGTTCATCGATGAGTATCATGCGCATCCGACGAGCAAGTTGTTCGATGTGATGTCCAGTGCGCAGGGCCAGCGCGCGCAGCCATTGATCTTCACGATCACCACTGCAGGGGATGATGTGGAGAGTCCATGTCACCAGGAATATGAATATTGCAAGTTGATCCTGGAAGGGTCCGTGAGCGATAAGGCGGATGCGACAAAGAACGAACGTTATTTTGTCATCATCCGTGAAATGGATGAACGCGACGATGAGCACGATCCTCGCAACTGGATCAAATCAAACCCGCTGCGGGCATCCACACCGAAAGGGCTGGAAAAATTGAAACAACAGCACGATACCGCGTTTGGCTCGAAGATCCCGGAGAAGATCCGTTCGTTCCGGATCAAGAACTTAAACAAATGGCAGCATGGGAATGAGCATAGTTATATGGGCGATTACATGGTGGGTGAGGGCAGCCAGCAATCGCAGTGGGACAAATGCGCGGTGTCACGGCAAACGTTCCTGGAGATGACGCGCGGCTTGTTGTGCATCGTGGGCGGGGATCTTTCGAAGAAGATCGATCTCACCGCCCTCGCGTATCTTTTTGCCTTGCCAAATGATTGCATTGGGATATCGGCTCATGGATTCATGCCGGAGGGCGCGGTGGATAAACATCGGAAGACTGACAAAATCCCGTACCGCGATTGGGCGAAGGCCGGATGGCTGACGATCACCCAGGGGGATGTGACCGATTATCAAACGTTGATCGATCAGATCGAGGCGATCAACGGAAAATTGCTCGCCGAAGAATTGGCTTCTGATGATGAAAAAGAAAAAAAACGGACAATGACCAGGCTGTTGAAGTATCATTACGCGGCGCTGAATGGCTGGCAGGTGCATGAATTCTGCTATGATCCATACAATGCGACGCATCTAAAAAACGAACTGGATGATCTGGGCTATACCACCATCGAAGTGCGGCAGACGATGCCGAATCTAAATGAGCCAACGAAATTATTTCGAGAGGCGGTCGCCAGTGGCAAGCTCGTGCATGATGGATCGCCTCTGCTGACCTGGTGCGTGGGCAACGCGCAGGAGATCATCGACACAAAGGAGAACATTATGATCTCGAAGAAAAATGCAGGCGACACGAAGCGCGTCGACCTGCTGGCTGCCGGGATCGATGGTTTGTTCCGGATCCAGCCATTGCGCGAGATGACTAGTTACCAGGAATACGTTAATTCGGATGAGTTTGGGTTGTGAAACGCAGAAGGCAGAAAGAATGAAAAAATTAAACGAAATCCTTGATGATCAATACAGCGAAGCCAAAGGCTCACCGGGCAAAAACGTCATACGGATCTTACCGCGCGGGTTGATGGTGGAGATGTGCTGCGCATTGGACTATGTTCTCTTGTCGATCATGCGCGATCGCGTGTGTCCCTCTGAGCAGGAATGGAAGACGGTTTATAAATATCTTCCGTTTCAGGCGGCATATGAAGAGCCCAACGCCGGACGGCTGGGAAACCGATACACTCTGACAGCTTGCTTCGAGATTCAACACGAAATTTCGCGTGAATTTTTTGCGGAATAGATTTGCAAGGTTTCAGCGGTTGAAAATTGTGTATAATCGCAGCAACTGAATAACCTGTTGCGGTCCTGGTGCAGTCCGGGACACACTCAGTCGGAGGACGCGCCCGATATGGATATATCCATATCGGGCGTTTGCATTTCTGGAGGCAGATGGAAGAGCAGCCGAAGCTTCTTTTGATCGTGAAAGTATCGAAGGGCATGGTGGTGCGCGACACACCCAGACCTGAATCGCAGGGAGGAAAAGCCTTGCGCAGTGTGCCAGTGGGAGCGCAGCTGTATGCGTATGGGATCCATTATGTTCAGAACGTGCCGTATGCACGGCTTGTGCCACTGAACCCACAGCGACCGGAGTGGATCCGGGTCGCGGAAGCAGATGGCAGCAGTGAGTATGTGGATGTCATCGAGCTTGGAGAAAAAGACAATACGGAGGCGCTGTCCGAGTCGGTGACGATGCTGGCGAATTCGATCACGCTGCTGGCTACGGGCGTTCGGGAATGGGCCAGGAAGTGATGAGACGAATTTTTTATTTTGTGCTCGGGCTGCTTTTCGTTCCCACCTGGATCAGGTTGCTTGTTCACGAAAGGCGCGTGTTGTTTTCGGGTCCGACGGATTGTGCGGAAGAGGATGTGCCCGTTATCCATGAGAAATTATCTTGACGATATTTTTTATTGGCTTGGAGCTGCGTTGATCACCACGGGCGCATACTTCATTTTTCCTGTGGCCGCCCTTTTTTCAGCCGGCATTTTTTGTTTGTTCTTTGGCTACCTGATCGGAAAGGCTAAGGCGAATCAGTCATGATTGTTACCGGTGCGTTAACACCTGCGAAGCCAGCCGAGCAGCCAGGCAAGCTCGAGTCGGTGCCGGACCAGGGCGGGAGCATCTACACGGGCCGCGTGCAAACGAAGGCCAGGCAGCCTGTGGGTCCGGAGCTGTCGAAACGCGTGGCGGTGGTCTTTCGCTGTGCGAATGGCATCAGTGACGATATCGCCAATATGCCGCTTCAGCTATATCGCCGCACGAACAATAAGACCGAACAGATCCCACCGGATGTGAACCTGCGCAATATGGCCTACCTGCTCGAGGTGCAGCCGAACCGTTGGATAACGCCATTCATCCTGAAGAAGACCGCGATGATGTGGCTGCTCTTCTGGGGCAATGCTTTGATCTGGCAGCCAGCGCCGCCCGCGCAGCGCGAGTTGTTCGTCCTGCCCACGAACATGACGACGCCCAAGCTCGATCAGAATGGATATTTGTGGTACGAGGTGCGCTTCCCCAACGGTGACAAAAAGATGATCCCTGCGGTCGAGGTGATGCACGTGATGATCAATTCGACAAATGGGATCTGGGGCAGATCTGTACTGGAGTACGCGCGCGAGACGGTGGGCCTGCGGTTGGGGATGTCTGAAACGCAGAGCAGCATTCAGGGGAAAGGCTTGAACCCATCCGCCTATGTGCAGGTCAACGCATCGCTCGATAAAGCGGGCCGGGAGAAATATCGAGAAGCCTACAGCGAGCTGATCTCGGGTTCTGAGAACGCGGGCAACCTGGTGGTCTTCGATAACAAGGTGACGAAATTCGAGCCAATCACGATGAAGCTGACCGAAGCGCAGTTTTTGGAGAGCATCGATCACTCAGATCTCGATCTGGCGAATTTTTTCAAGTACCCGGCTTATAAGCTCAACATGGGGAAGCAGTCGTATGAGAGCAATGAACAGCAGGACCTGGATTACCTGAAGTCAACGCTCGACCCGCACCTGGTGCAGTGGGAGCAGGCGGCGCGTTTGCGCTGGCTGGCCGAGGCTGATCAGCAGAGCGGTTATTTCAAATTCATCCGTGAGTCGATCCTGCGCACGAATGCCAAGAGCCGCGCGGAGCTGCATGCGATTCAGATCGCTTCCGGTATGTTGACGGCCAATGAAAGCCGCGGGATCGAGGACCGTAACAGTTATCCGGATGGCGATAAGTTCTGGATGACGCGGAACAATGGCGAGATTGGAGTTCCTGAAAATGCCAAAGCGTAAAGGCAGTGATCAGTTATCAGTGATCAGTGAGATGGGTTCAGATTCCAGGTTGGAGATGTTTCTGGACAGCGAGCAGAACGCAGAAAGCAGAGGGCAGCCGATGAAGCAATCTTATGTCTTGCAATCTTTTGTTGAGACTCCCTGGGCGATCCTGCCCTATAAGCTGGCTGTGTTGGAAGAGATCGTGATCCGGCATGTGTCTGGCGAAAAGTTGGATGCGGAAGAAATCCAGGCTCGTATCCATGGGGCGACTCGCCCACAAGACCGCAAAGTGCAAAGCGTGGCGATATTGCCGCTCTTCGGGACCATCTTCCCGAGGGCGAACATGATGACCGATATTTCAGGCGCGACGAGTGCAGAGCGTTTTGGCGCCACCTTTTCAGATCTGGTCAACGATCCGGAGATCAACGCAATCGTCCTGGATGTGGACAGCCCGGGCGGACAGGTAAACGGGATCGATGAGCTTTCCACACGGATCTTCGAGGCGCGCGGGAAGAAACCAATCGTGGCTGTGGCTAATCACACCATGGCGTCAGCGGCCTATTGGATCGGGACCGCTGCGGACGAGGTGGTTATCAGTCCATCTGGCGAGGTGGGTTCGATCGGTGTGTTCGCAGTGCATAAGGACATCAGTGGGTCGCTCGAGCAGGTAGGCATCAAGGTGTCGCTGATCAGCAGGGGAAAATACAAAGTGGAGGGGAATCCGTATGAGCCACTGGCTGAGGAAGCGCGGGCTGCCATCGGTGTGAGGGTCAGTGATGCTTATGATGCGTTTATTAATTCCGTTGCCCGCAACCGGGGAGTAAAGGCAGCCGATGTGCGAAACGGTTTCGGTGAGGGGCGCGTGGTTGGCGCCCGCCAGGCCCTGGAGTTGGGGATGGCTGATCGAGTGGGTACATTGGAAGAAACCATTTCTCGTTTGTTCAACAATGGGAATATCCCGTCTGGAGCGGCATCCAGCAGGTCGCTGCTGACGGATGATACGGAGCGCGAGGCGCAGAGCCTGCGTGACTATGTCCAAATTTTCAAGTAAGGAGAATCTACATGCCGAACCTAAAGCCCTATTACGATGCCGCACTTGCTGCGGATGCAGAGGTGAAGCGCATCCTGAACGAGATGGATGCTGCTTTCAACGAGGGAACGGACGAAGGCAAAGAGAAGGCACTTGCTCTGCGCCCCACGCTGGATGAGGCGAAGATCAAAGCCGAGGAAGCCAACAAGTTGTATGCCAGCATGCGGGACGCATCGCTGGTGAACGACAGCATGGCTGCACTCTTCACCACGCCCCCCGATCCCGCCAAAGACGACCAGACGGATGAGAATCCCAAGGTCATGAAGCTGCATGATTTCAATGCGCTTTCCCCCAAAGACCGACTGGCTTTCTCGAAAGCTGGCGGGAAACTCGAAGACTGACCCCCTCTGTCACTTCGTGACATCTCCCCCAAATACGCTTCGCGGATTTAGGGGAGGGGAGTAGTCATCACATAAGGAAAAAATATCATGGCAAACGAAAATACACTCACGGGGTTGATCCCCACCATCTACGTAGCCGCTGACATCGTTTTGCGCGAGCAGACCGGCTTCCTTGGTGCGGTCTACATGGACCCGTCTGGCGAGATGGTCGCCAAAGACCAGAACATCACGTACCCAATCGTGCCAACGATCGCCGCAACGGACGTTGCTCCCGCAGCGGTCCCCACCGAGCCGGCCGGCGCAGCGCTTGGTACCGGCACGATGACCATCAGCAAGGTTAAAAAGGCTCCATTTGTGTGGAAGGGCGAAGAGCAGTTTTCCATTGGCGCCAACTACGAGAAGGTCAAAGAAAGCCAATTTGCACAGGCATTCCGTGTGCTTGTGAACGAGGTCGAGTTGGATCTATTCCTGGCTGCAAAGCGCACCGCCTCGCGCGCCTACGGGACGGCTGGCGCCACGCCATTTGCAACTGCCGGCGTGCTGACCGATGTCGCTGAAACCCGAAAGATCCTGGTTGACAATGCCGCCTGGACGAGCGACATGCACATGGTGCTAAACAGTACGACGGGATCGAAAATCCGCGGCACACAGTCCAGCCTGTTTAAAGTGAACGAAGCGGGAAGTGCTGAGCTTCTGCGCGATGGTAGTCTCGGCAGGCTGGAAGGTTTTGATATGCACGAATCCGCTGCCATTGTCAGCCACGTGAAAGGCACGGGCACGAGTTATGTGGTCAACGGTTCGCATGCTGTGGGTGCGACTACCCTGGTGGCGAAGACCGGCTCAGGGACCGTCCTGTATGGGGATGTGCTGGCGCTCGAGGATGACACGACCAACAAGTACGTGGTCAACACCGGTATTGCCGCGCCTGGATCCATAGTCCTTGGCAGTCCCGGCTTGCGCCAGCTGCAGACCGATAGCAAGACCATCACGATCGGCGCAAATTACCTGGGCAACTTTGCGTTCGAGCGGAATGCCATCCACCTGCTCACTCGCGTTCCCAAACTGCCGATAGAAGGCGCTCTGGGCGAGCATGAGATCATCACCGATCCGTTCAGCGGCATCTCGTTCCTGGTGTCTATGTATCCGGCGTATCACGAAGTGATTGTGGAAGTCTCACTGGCCTGGGGTGTGAAGGCAGTCAAGAGCGACGCGATCGCAACCCTGCTTGGATAGTCTGACTCCCTCTGTCTGACCCCACCCCCGACCCCTCCCCCAAAATGGGAGAGGGGGGTAAGAGGAGAAACTATGACAACTGTGTTGATGCAGAAAGCTGGAGAGGCTGATATTCTTGTTGATTCGACCAACGTGACTCCGCATGAGGCTTTAGGCTGGCGCCGCGCCAGGATCGAGATCAGCGCGGACGGTCAGTCTTTGGTGGTTCCCCACGGGACCTATATTGATATCCAATCAGGCGCGCTGAAGCTGGATGGCGTGCAGATGGTCTCCTCCGCGGCGGAACTTAATTCGCTCGACCTGAATGAAGACCTGCGGCAGATGGTCCATTACACGATCACGCCGGATGCGGAAAGCGCGGTGTCGGTAATGGCTGCGCAGAACCTGAGCGGCGACGCGCAAGTGAAGACGACAGGACTGACGAACCCGGATGTGCCGCGCACAGTGACGGTCAAGGGGAATCTTTCGGGGATCACAGGCGACGTGGTCGTGACCGGCACGAATATCAGCAATGGGGCCATCGAGGACACCATCGCGTTGAATGGCACTGCTGAGGTGGAAGGCGTTGCGGCATTCAAGACCGTGACGCAAGTTGATCTGCCAGCCGAGTCACATACGCCAGTGGAACAGGTTGAAACAGCTACGGTCGTTGGAACTGTGACAGGCGATGGCAATGCGTCTGTAGTTGTGACCGCGGCCGGGATGACCGGCAGCCCGAAGACGAAAAGCGTGGCTGTGCTGGAAAACGATACCGCCAGTGATGTGGCTGGCAAGATCCGCACCGCGCTGGGATTAGATGCCGATGTGATTGCCAGGTTTGCAGTCAGCGGGGCCACGGATAAGGTTATTCTCACCAGACTGGCACCAGCTGCCAATGATGCGACGCTGAACATGTCCATCGATAATGGGACCTGCACGGGTCTCACGACCGCGGCTACTTCTGCGGACACTACCGCGGGCGTGCCGTATGACACTGTGAGCATGGGAGTCGGAAAGAAATTCGGCGTCCCGCATATTGTGGAAAATGCCAGCCTGCTCGAGGAGAAAATATTCGACGGGTCAGACGATAGCGGCACACTGGCTGTGGATGCCGATGAGCTCGAGAAGAATCTATTCTCATTGAACGGCACGCCGGATGGCGCAAAAGTGCTCGACCTGTATTACCTAGCCTAGTTCAAAAGGAGAACGATCATGGACAAGAAAAGTTCGAACGATAGCGATTTCATCAAGGTCACCAAGGATGGTGAGACTATCGAGATCAGCCCACTGGCGCTGGCAGATCATCAGCGGCTGGGCTGGGTGCTCTTCGATGAAGACACACATGATGCCCAAACTGCGGATGCGATCGCGGCTGAAGAGAAGGCCGCCGCAGATGCCGTAGCTGCTCAAGAGAAAGCCGCGGCGGAGAATAAGGCTGTCATTGCAAAAGCGGAAGCGGACGCAAAGGCTGCTGCGGTGAAGTCGAACCCTGAAGCCCTGGCTGCCCAGAGGAGAGCCGAAGCTGCGGCCGCGGTGGCCCGCAAGAAAGCCGAAGCGGATGCTGCAGCTGCTGAGGCTGAAGCTGCCAGGAAGAAAGCGGCTGCGAAGAAGTGATCAGTGATCAGTGATTGGTAATTGGTAGATGGCCAACATTCTGACCGCTGCTGAAGCTGCGAATTTCGTTCGAACGGATACGGCTGACGCCACGATGCTGATGCTGCTGCCGTTGGTGGATAAGTTCATCCAGCGCGCAACGGGGCGGGATTGGACGGCAGATTCAACGATCAACGATGTGGCCAAGGCCGCAGCGGGCATGCTGCTTGTTTCGTGGTATGACATCCCGTCGCAGAGTGGCTCCCTCATCACGGATGCTCCGCTTACTTTTGGCGTGACCAATGTTTTGAGCCAGCTCGAAGCGGAGGCGCTGAAGTACCGCACGACTCAGTTCTATGGTTCGAATGGTGCAGGTGGTGTTGCCATCCCTGGCGCGCGTATCGGCGATGATGTGATCAAGTTGATCGGTGTGTATGGTTCGAGTGGCAGCCAGGTCTCGAGCTTCGAAAGCAAAATCACCGTGGCTGGGCAGCTCCAGCAGAGCTCCGCGAGCAATCTCTCTGGGAATTTGTATGTGGTGATCCTGAAGTCACCCGCAGACGATGTGAGCGCGTAATGCCAGTCTATACCATCAACCCTGGCGAGATGCGGACGCAGATCACTTTGCAGAGTCCGACGGTCACACAGGACCCCGGCGCCGCGCAGGTGACCACGTTTGCGAATGTGTCCCCAAACCCGACCGTGTGGGCTCGGTGGATCAACGCACATGGTCAGGAAGTTGTGACGAGCGAGGCTTTGAAAACTGTGCAGCGAGCCACGGTTACGATCCGGCACCGCACTGATATCAACACGACCTGGCGAGTGCTCAAGAGCAGTGAAGCGTGGCAGATCATCTCTGTTGATCCTGTGCGCGATCAGCGGCGCTATGTGGAGCTGGTCGTTGAGCGCGCGAAAGGCAGTGTGTGAGACGGTGTCAGGTATCAAGTATCAGGTGTCAGGTATCAGGTGAATGAATGGCAACGAGTGGAAAACTCTCCTTAAATGGTCTGGCTAATTATCTCGAAGATCTTGCTCGAGCCGGCAAGGATGTGGATGCAGCTGCGCAGCGTGCTCTCGCGAAAGGCGCTAATGAGATCCTGCCTGAAATGAAGACCCTGGTGCCCAAGGACACTCACAACCTGGAAGCCCATCTGAGCATCGAAGGACCTCACCAGGACGGCAATTTCTCTTATGTGGATATTGGCATCATCACGGCAGACAAAGAGACTGCCATTTATGGCAACGTGCAGGAGTATGGCTCATCGTCTGTCGCCGCCCAACCCTACATCCGGCCTGCGCTGAAGAGCAGGAAGGCCAGGGCGATGCGAGCGATGAAGGAATCCTTGAAGTCTGAAGGCCTGGTATGACCACGATCTTCGAGCGTGTGAAGACCGCCCTGACCACCATCAGTCCCGCAGTGCCCTTCTCATTGGCGCCCTACAAAGCCGGCACGCTGCCTGATACGTTTTTGGCTTACCAGTTGATCGTGAGCGTGCCCGAGCAGAATGCGGATGATGCGGAGATCGAGAGATCGCATCTGATCCAGGTATCCGTTTACAGCAAGGCGGGCCTGGTCTCGCTCCCGGATGTGGATACGGTCATGCTTGCTGCCGGTTTTGAAAAAGGTCGTGAACGCCAGCTTCCCCAGGACCCGGAAACCGGTCACTATGGCCTGGCGAAAGAATACATATTTGTATAGCAATAGCAACCCCGGCAAGAATTGACGAATGGTCAATTACTTGCCGGGGCAAAGGAGTAACAAGCTATGACTGCATCAGGTGAATACAAAAGCACACTAGGTCTGCGTGACCTCTATTATGCGCTGGTGACCCAGGACGATGCGAACGCGTATGCGGCTGGCACGCCCGTGTATGTGGCGCCACTGATCACGGCGAGCCATGCACCGGCCAGCAATAGTCAAACCCAATACGCGGACGATGGTCCGTATGATGTGATGACCTCCGAAGGCGAGACGAAGATCGATCTCGAAACCACCGGGATTCCCGTGCAGATCCTGGCCGCGCTGCTGGGCAAGACCTACGATGCGGCCACGGGCCGCATGTTCGATTTTGGGGCCACGCCTCCGGATGTAGCCTTGTCATTCCGCGCGATCAAATCCAATGGAAGTTATCGTTATTTCCAATACTTGAAAGGCAAATTCTCCGCGCCTTCGGAAGAGCAGAGCACCAAGACCGACACGCCGGAACCGAAGACGGCAAAGATCACCTTCACGGCGGTCAAGACGACCTACCAGTTTGATTTGATCGGAGATGCGTCCCTGATGGACGGCGTCAAGCGCGTGGTTGGGGATGAAGATGCAAGCGGCTTCAGTGGAACCACGTGGTTCGCTTCGGTCCAGGTGCCTGTGGCTGGTTCTCCCGCTTCATTCACGTGCACGCCATCGCCTGCTGACGCTGCGACCGGTGTGGCTATAAGTGTGAGCCCGACGCTGACCTTCAGCAATCCCCTGGCGGGCAATGCCGAAAACGGGATCATCATTACGTCTGTGGCCGGTGTGCCGGTGGGTCTGGCCCGCACGATCAATGCAGCTCGCACGATCGTGACGCTCAACCCGGATTCGAACTTGAGCGGGACGACGCAGTACCTGATCATCGTGCCGGGTGTGACCGATATCTATGGCCAGGCGCTGGCCAATACCGTCTACGATTTCACGACGACATAACCCCGAAAGGCATCAGGCATGGTTTCAGCACCGATCGAGCTGCACTTCTATGACGAAGACGATCAGATCGTCGCCACGCACTCACGCAACCGGATCCCGTCCTATCTGCTGGATATGGCCATCGACCTGCAATCTCAATTCACAGCAGATGACAATGGCAAGCAGAACACGGACGCGCTCTTCGATTTCATCGTGGAGTTTTACGGCGGCAAGTTCACACGCGATGAACTGAAGCAAAAGACCGATTTGATCGAATGCGTGAGCGTGGTGCGATCCATCATTGCCCGGGCCAGCGCGCTCACGCTGGAGTTCGCCAAGGCAAACCCTCCGGTCCCATCTCCGAAGAAGAAATAGACGGAGATGGGAAATGGTTCTGGGATCTCAAATGCAGCCTGGTGGAGATGTTCCACTGGAGCCTGCGCGAGATCGATCTCACGGACATCGAAAGCCTGATCCCGTTTGTGTTTCATTATCTGCAGTGGAAGGAGGCGCGCGGCGGTGTGCGCCGTGGGAATGGGCGCGTCTATGCGGACCAGGTAGATTGGCTCTGACGATTTGCGATTTAGGATTTTTGATTTTCGATTGAGGATTGGCGATTATGGCCGGTGAAGTAGAACGACTTTCAGGCAAACTCGGACTCGATACCACGGATTTTAAGGTTGCGCTGGGGGCTGCCAACCGGGAGCTGCGTGTCCTGGAGAGTGGATTCAAGGCATCCGCGGCCGCGCTGGGGGATTGGACCAAGGATGCCACGGGCCTGGAGAGCCGCGTCAAGAGCCTGACGGGGCAGATCGATATCCAGAAGTCGAAGGTGGATGCTCTGCGGGCGGAACATGAACGGCTGGTGGAGGCCAATGGCGCCAACAGCCGGGCCGCGCAGGATGCGGAGATCAAGCTCAACAAAGAGACCGAGACGCTGGGTAAGATGCAGGTGGAGCTGAATGGTACCGAAGAAGCCCTGCAGGAGATGGAGAGCGGCGAGGAGGAAGCCGGCGATGCCGCGGAAGATATGGGGGAGCAGGTGGATGAGAGCGGCGCGAAGGTCGAAGGGTTCAAGGGCGTTCTGGCCGGTATGGGTGTGGTGGCGGCAGGCGTGGTGACAGCAGTTGCTGCGGTGGGTGCGGCTGCCCTGGCTGCGGTGGCTGGGATCAGCGCGCTGGTCTTCAAGGCGTCGGAGGCTGCGGCAGAGCTGGTGGACATGAGTGCCAAGACGGGGATCTCGACGACACGCTTACAGGAATTATCTTTTATCGGCGAGCAGGTGGGGACGAGTCTGGATACGATCACGGGCGCGCAGGCGCGGCTGGTGCGGTCGATGTTCTCGGCCACGGAGCAGCAGCAGAAGTTCGATGAGGCGCTTGCCGAAGGGAAGTCAGAAGACGAGATTCCGATCGGCGATCTGGCTGTGGCATTCAACACGTTGCGTGTGAGCACTATGGATGCCAACGGCGAACTGCGCGACAGCCAGGCCGTATTCGATGATGTGATCGACGCACTCGGAAAGATCCAGAATCCCACCGAGCGGGACGCGCTGGCCATGCAGATCTTTGGGAAGAGCGCACAGGAACTGAACCCGCTGATCAAGGCCGGATCGGATGAGATGGCGCGGTTGGCCAAGGAGGCGCACGATGTCGGCGCGGTGATGTCCGAGGAGGACGTGGCCGCGCTGGAAGAGTTCGACGATACGATGGCAAGCGTGAAGGCAGGGATCAAGGGGATGCTGGGTTCGCTGGCTACCGAATTCCTGCCGATCTTCAAACAAGTGGCGGGTGGGCTGAAGGATTTATTCAAGTCAGAAGACTTCAAGCGCAGAATACAGGAGTTTTCTCAGCTCCTGAAGGGCTTTGTCGAGGTGATGGGGGTCGTGCTGAAGCAGATCCTGAGCGGCGATATCAAGGGCGCGTTGACCACGATGTTTGGCGCTGATCGGGCAGACCAGCTGCTGAATCTGTTCAATGCGGTGCGGAGCTTTATTTTCGACACGCTGATCCCATTTATCAACACGCATGGGGAGGCGATCAAATCGATCTTGATCGCGATCGTGGCGGGCCTGGCTGCCTTTGCGATCATCGGCACCGTCGTTGGCTGGATCACCGGTCTGATCGCCACGATCACGGCATTATCAGGTGCGTTTGTTGCGGCAGGGGGAGGGATCGCCGGGATCATTGCCATCCTGGGCGGCCCGGTGACACTGGTCGTTGCCGCAGTTGCCGCTGCCATAGCATTATTGGCGGCTGCCTGGGCCGGCAACTGGTTCGGGATCCGGGACACGCTGACGAAGATCTGGGAAGGTTTTCTGAAGCCAACGTTCGAGACTCTCAGGAACTGGCTTTCCGTGACGATCCCGGCAGTGCTCAGGGCACTCAGCAGTATGTGGACGGGGACATTACTGCCTGCGATCCAGGCGGTATGGAGTTTTCTGAATGGCAGCATCTTTCCCCTGCTCCGGGCAATCGGCGAGTTCATCGGCGCGGTGTTCAATCTGTATGTGCGTGTGATGGCCGGGTTGTGGCAAAACGTACTGCTGCCGGCGCTGCAAGCGGCCTGGGGCTTCCTGGACGCGAATGTGTTCCCGATCTTCCGGGCGATCGGCGATTATATTTCCGGAAAGCTGCAACCCATTTTTTCTACATTGGCTGGCTTTCTGAGGAGCAGCCTTACCCCTGCCTTCGAAGGGATTGCGAGAGCGATTGAGTCCGTGATTAGATTTCTGCAGGGGATGGCGGAAAGACTCAATAGCCTGAAGCTACCGACCTGGCTGACCCCGAGATCGCCTACACCGTGGGAAATCGGGCTGATCGGGATCAACGACGCCATGCGTGAGCTTAACAGCCAATTGCCTGTGATGGCGATGGGGCTGAACCAGGTGGCCTTCGCGGGCGCTTCGGGCGCGGGCGGTCCGTCGCAGATCTCGAACGCATCCACGCAGAATGATAATTTCGCTTTTTACGCACCGGTGATCGTGCAGGGGTCCACACCGCCGCAAAGTCTGGGCGCCAGGCTGAAGGGCCGCAGGTACTAATTAATGCTGATCACGGTCAAGACGTTCAACGGGCACAACATCAATGACGGGTCCAATTACCGGGCCGTGCTGCAGAACCCATACGGGATGCCGGATGCGACGCCTGTCTTCATCGAGCAGACGAACGCGGACGCGATCGACGCGGGACGGTATGCGGTGGGCGTGCAGAACAGGGTGCTGAGCATCAAGGTCCTGAACTATGCCAACCGCTATTCGTTGATCTCGCAGCTCAAGACCCGGTTCAAGCGAGGCACAGAGGGAGTCCTGGTTGTGACGTTTGCCGACGAGGGGGTAGATTACCAGATGAGCTGCCGGGCAGTGAACCTGGTGCAGGAGACGGAGTATTCGGACCGGTTCACGGCGGTCCTGCAAACCGGTGTGTCTGCATGGCGGGCAGCGATAGAGACGACGCAAGCGACATGGACCGCGACCGGCGCCACTGAAACTCAAAACATCAGCGTGGGCGGGAAGGATGAAACTTTTTTGAGCGCGGATATTACGGTGGTCGCAGGTCCGGCGAGCGGGTACCTGTATCAGAATCTTTACCGGCTGCCGAACACGGTGCTGCTGACGCATGGACTGATCCCCTGGTGCATCACCGTGAATACGGCTGCGCTGGTGACCGCGGGCAAGATGCAGGCGGATTGTGATGATCTGCGGATCGTGGATCTCAACACCGGGCAGGAGCTGAAGCGCTGGATCGCCAATCCAAACAATGCGTCCACCAAAGTCTGGGTCAATCTGAATCTGAGCCACCTTGGTCAGTTTGTCTTGCTGGATGCGGTCGCATCGAGCGGAGATATCGAATATTTGCAGTTCGATCCTGTTTCCTTCGGTTATATCAATAAGCTGCCTCCCAGCGGCATCGTCTACCACGGCACGGAATGGTTTGCTTATAACAGCACGGACCCGGCAAACTGCAGGCTGTACATTGCCACGCGCGGTGTGTTCGGCACGACCCTGCAGGCGCACGCGGCGAGTGATGTTTTTTATTTCATCCAGTATCCTCTGCTGATGAAATACGGGAACGCGAGCGCGGCAGCTCCTTCTGCGACGGATGCGAATTATGATGACACGAAGCCGTTATTCAACCTGGCAAGCTCGAGCAATACCTCCTGGATATGGACGGCCAGTGATCTGTTCTATGACCCGGCGCATCCGAACCGGACGGGGGGCTGGACGTTTATCAAGCAGACGCTGGGTCCGGAAAGCGATGTTTTTTTTGTCAAACAGAATGCAGCCAGCGGCGATGCGGCGCTTGGATTCAAGATCGCCAGTTTCCAAAGCGGGTCGCTCTGGAAGGATGAAAATGTGGTCTTCAAGGGCGTGCTCTATCGGGCGACAGGTTTCACATCTGTTTCGATGACAGGGGATAAATACAGGAGCAATGATAACTGGATCGGGAACTCTCTTTTTGCGTTTTCGAATGTTGGGGGAATGCTCACGAAACGGTATCTTGTTCCGCTGTGGGCTGAAGCCACACCGGCAAGCGAGGACACATGGACCGCCTGGACGCATAACAGCGTTACTGTGACGCCCTACACGCTGCAGTCTCTTGAGTTCTGGTTCTGGGGCGGTTATGCCGGCGCTGAAAACGCATACGCGGCGAGCGAGATGTTGACCTGCACGGTGGTCTTTGATTCGACGTATATTCCGACAGGCACCTTCCTGGGCGAGGTGGGTAGTTATCCACTCGAGGTGACGCTCGAGAATGAGACGACCGGCGATGCGATCACGCTGAATTATGTAATGCTGATCGGCTCGACCTTTTCTCTTGATGGAGAGAATCAGATTGTGCAATATAACGGGGTGAATGCCTTTGGCGCGGTGACAATGGATGACGAGGGACGCGCGGCCTATCTGCGGTTGCAGGGCGGCGTCACGAACACGATCCGGATCAGCGGGGATGATCTTGGTCAGTTGAGTATTGATCTGAGCTGGTACCGGAGGCGGTTGTGATTGGAAAGTGGAAAGTGGAAAGTGGAAAGTGGAGAGTGGAGAGTGGAGATTGAGCAGGATCGTGGTGTTTGATCTGAATAATTATGGTGTGGGGGAGTTTGCGGCCACTTGCAACCGCGGCTGGATGGTGTATGGGAATCCGGGCGTGAGCGGCGCGGGAGAGACGAGTGTGATCGTCCCTGACGACGTGGCTGCGCAAAACTGGCTGCAGTTGGGCAGGATGGTGCTGGTGCAGCATCCTAAGCTGCCAGCCTGGGCAGGGGTGATCGATACTCCCTGGAAGGCCACCCTTCCGGTGGAAGTGACGCTCTACAACGCCGAATATTTGTTTAGTTTGCGAAGCCCGGAGCAGGCCAAGGGGTTCGCAGGTTCCGTGCCGTTTATCGTGAGTGAAATGATGCGGCTCATGAACGAGCAGGAGCAGATGTATCTATCGCTGGGGAATGCGAGCGGCGACACCACGATCCACAAAGAGACTCTGGACCAGCGAACGATGTGGGATCAGCTTGTGCCGCTGCTGGAGAGATCTGGTTTCGAGATGATCCTGCGTCCGGAGCGCGGGCCGGGGCAGCAATTGCAGATCTATGTGGACGTGGGCCAGAGTCTGGGGACGGATACGGGTTTCCTGCTGCAGGACAGCGAGCAGGGTAAAAACATGACGGTGGTAGATGCCAGTGTGAGTGAGAGGATCGTTAACCGCGTGATGGGCGTGAGCGGGCAAAGCACGACGGAGGAACAGTTGCAGACGCAAGTCTTCGAAGAGCAGGCGTCGCAGAATATCTATCGGACACGGAGCGAGATCGTGCAGTTCCAAAATATCGTGCAGCTTTCAACGCTCGAGGCATATACGCAGGCTTATCTGGCTTCTGCCCAAGAGCCTTACCTGGATCTGACCCTGGCTTGTATGGATGTGGGCGATACATTCCTTCATCTGCGGCCAGGCAGCCGGCTGCTGCTGCGCTCGTCCAATGTGTACCTGCCGGGCGGTGTGCGCGGCTGGACGGGCAGCGTGCGGGTGCTGGCAATGGTGTATGACGAGGATCAGAACGTGGTGCAGACGAAAGTGCGAGGTCTCCTGTGAAGGCTGAAGACATTCTCAACAACACAGATCCGGCAGAGCTGCGCAATATCATCCAACAGTTGAGACGGCAGCTGGCGGGTTCGCTGCGACCGCCGCCAACCGAGATTGTCAACACGAACCCCGGACTGTATCCGCCATTGTCGTCCGAGAAGGACTTTGACCTGGGATGGATCAACGTAAAAGACCACGGGGCTGTGGGGGATGGGGCAAGTGACGACAGGCAAGCGATCAACAATGCGATCGCAAAGCTGAACCTGGATGGCAAAGGCGTGCTGTATTTCCCGCCCGGGAAATACATATGCAGCGCGGGATTGACCACGATCACAGCCGATGCCTTGATCATGGGTGTAGGCGCCGGAAGCTTTGACGATACCAAGCAGGTCAGCAAAGTGATTTGCACATCTAGCACAGCGGTTCTGTTCACCGTCACCGCGCTGTATGCGCAATTCTCGAACCTGGAGCTGTCCAATACAGCCAGTGCTCCGGTGAGTGGAGCTGGGATCCAGGTATCTGGCTCCAGTGCCTATCAAAAGGTTGATTTTGACAGCCTGCGGGTGTATGGTTTTTATATCAATATTGATATACAGACCGGCGTTGGTTGGATCATGAAGAATTGTGTTTTACAAGCGCCCGTCTTATACGCGGTTAAAATCCGGAACACAGTGATTCCAGGGATTGGGAACTGGTTGATCACTGACTGCATTTTTCATGCGGGGGCGCACAATTCGGCAGCGGCGATCCGGATCGAATCGGGGGGCGGAGGGAAAATTACGAGCTGCGACATTGAATGGGGAGCCGACTCGTTCACTTTTGAGCATGGAATCGATATCAACAGTGCCATCCTCACGGGTTTTTTGACAGTATCCGATTGCCTGATTGGAAATATTCGTGGTCACGGGATTCGAGCAGCAGGGGCCTGGGTCTACATCACCGTGGATGCAGTCCAATTTGGCTTATCTGTAACAACGGGAAACAACACAGGGAATGCCATCAACATCACAGGCATCAACGGTGTAATTATCTCCAGCTGTCTGTTCAATGGGGGCTCAACCCCTGCTGCCATCTCGCTCACCAGTGTGAATGGTGCAAGGATCGTTGGGAATATCAATACCACGTTTTCCAGCCTGGTCACACAATCGGGCTGTTCAGGCGTGGTCATTATCGAGCCTGCAGCAGCGGTAACGAGTGAAACAAGCTACGGGCAAGCATCATCAGCTGGTGCATCTACCCTGTATGCCAGAGAGGATCACACCCACGGGACGCCAGCACTCTCTGCAGCCACGCCGCAAGATGTGGGGTCGAGTGGAGGTGCTGGAAGTGGTAGTACACCCAGCAAGAGTGATCATGTTCATGAGGGTGTTCACTCCTTAGCAAAATCAGGAGGATCCGCTTTGTATGGTGATGTGACCGTTTCCGCAGGGGCAAATATCACCATCACCCCCAGTGGGAATGATTTGCAGATCGCCTCGACTGCCAGTGGCAGTGAGCTGCTCATGCAGGATGGCGTGACCGCGCCGCCCATCCCCGTGGAGACGGAAGCGCGAGACGATTGGCTGTATCGAGATTAAAGGTGAAACATGGCAAAAGCGAGTGACAATCAATTTCCCAAAATTGTTTTGACTGAGCAAGCCAGCACGCCCAGCAACCCGCCTGCTGGGGATCAAAAGCTGTTTATCGACAGTGCAGACAACAAGCTCAAGCGCGTAAATTCGGCTGGGGCTGTGACCATCATTGAAGGCGGTGGGGCAGGTTCGGATACGAGCGCGATTCATGACAACGAAAGTGGCGAGATCAACGCTCTAACAGAGAAGGTTAGTCCGGTTTCAGCAGATCTTGTCGTCATCGAGGACAGCGCGGCCTCTTATGCCAAAAAGAAGGCGCAGATCGGGAATCTGCCGGGAGGTGGTGGCGGCATCAGCTGGTCGCAGGTTGTCAACGAGAGCGGCACGTCCTTCACTAATTTTACGGGCACAGGAGGAGGAACCTGGTCATCGGACGGGACCGTCATCAAGCAAACAAACACAGCTGCAACACGGTTCAGGTGTTATCACACCACGAAAATCGTCACGAGCTTTGCGGTTGTGGAAGCGGAGATCCAACTCAAAACTTCGGGGAGTGACAATCGTGGTGGGTTCATCATCGGATTCGACGGCACGAGTGGATATGGCTGTGCTGTTTTTATCAGTGAGAACAACACAGTTCAAGTGGAAGTCGATGGAGTAGTCAACAAATATAACCATTCCGTGACGATCAATGTTGACACGTGGTACAAACTCAGGGCTGTGTGCACAGGTCATTCGGTATCTGTTTATCTGGATGGCACGCTGATCTTTTCGTCTGGCAACAATGTGCAGGGGTCTGACAGCGCCCTCTATATTGGCTTACTGGCTTATCAGGCGGAAGTTTGGTTCCGGAACATCAAGGCCTGGAATTTGACTTTACCCGCATAAGGCTATTGTGACCATCCATCCTTACACCCGTCTTTTTTCTGGCAAGACATCCGCGCCGACTGTCAATGACGATATCAGTCTTGGCTATGAGGTTGGTGATATTTGGATTGACGAAACGGGTTATGCTTCTTATCAAGCATTGGATGTAACAGATGGGGCGGCAGTATGGTTGGAGGTAGGAGGCGGCGGAGTTGAAGCGATTCAAGACATCGTCGGCGCGATGTTCTCGGGCAATACGGAGGTAGGGATCACCGCCATTTACCAGGATGGCGACGGGACGATTGATCTGGATGCAACTCACACCCACGAGGTGGATGAGCGCGCGGATATGTTTTCGGATGCGGAAGGTAATCCAGCAGATATTGGAACTGCTGCAGACGGGACCAGCACTTACGCCGCAAGACGGGATCATGTACATGCAGATAATGCTTTGCACCATGAGTTCTTGCCTTTCGGAATCTACACAAACACCCTTCCGCTGACCGCTACTCCCTCATATCCTTTCGCGGCAAGCATCGACCGGACTCTTACCTTTGTGCGCTGGTCGCAGGCGTGGCACGTGGCAACAACAAACGATGGTTCGAACTACTGGACGATCACACTCAAGGACGAAACCGGCCCGACGACTATTAAGTCGTTCAACACATCGGCGGGAGCGGTGAACACATGGACGCTCAATCAAGCGACCACCTTTGATTCGGCCAGTTCAGGTATATCAGACATAATGCTATTTATCGAGTGTTCCAAAACCGGCAGTCCTGGCCCCTTGTACCTGGGGGGGCCAAACCTGGAAGTGACGGGCTAAAATGCCAGATGCTAATATTGATCAGATTGAAGCCAAGCGTGCGGCGGATAAAGCAGAACTTGCTCTGACCGGAGCGCTTCGAACAGCGACCCCCCAACAGGCCGTGAATTACATCGAGGCGAATGTAATCAATCTAGCAACAGCCAAAGAAGCATTGAAACTTGTGGTACGGATGCTGATTGTCTTGCGGGATCAAATGCAGAATCTCAGGGAGTAGGACTTAAAACTTTCCATCATGGCTGCGTCCTGAGAACTCTTCGAGCAGGTCTTTGAGATCGTCCAGGAATTTGCGAATGGCGGAGATCAGGCGTTTGAACACCGGGGCATTGTATCTTTATGTCTTGTCCTTCGTGAAGGGCGATATCATAAACAAGACAGCAGTGAGTGGTAAGTGGGGATTAGAATAAGCAGTATGAACGCACCAGAACGGCCACGGCTTTTTTCGCACCTGACTAGAACACGTTTTCTACATATCGAGGACGCCCTGGAGCGCGGGAAGCTGCGATTTTTTATTGGATCGTTCGAGAAAGGGAGAGGTTCGAACTCGACGGCGTATGCGTTCCTGGATGTGGATGATGCACGGGTGGTGCTTTCGGATCTGAGCTGGGGAAAGCCAGTGGAATTCATTGATTTCAAAGGCGGTAGAGGCTCGAATAATTTTCTGGTCTCGCGCGTGTTGAAGATCGAGACGAAGCAGGATAAGGTTTGGATCGAGGTGCGGAATGGGCCAGGGCAGGAACTTGGAGAGGGTGCGGTCAGGCCGAATGGAAAAGGGGTCAGTGTCTCGATGCCGTTGACGATCTTCGAGGGAAGGAAGATGGGGTTTGCGTGTCTGGCTTATGTGCAGGCGTGGGAGATTGCAAAAGCAATCAGTGATCAGCATCCAGTGATCAGTAAGCAGTAAGATCATATCTTGTGCGCCGGCCTGGCCCGCCGGCGAAACAAGATCGTCTTGTGTAGCCAGGCCCGAGCGATCGCAAACAAGAATTCTTGTGTTCCCTGGGAGCTGTGGCCAGAAACAAGAATTTCGTGACCACAGGAAGCTCCAGGACGCACGCAGTGGAGTCGGGCCATATCGCAGCACCCCCAAGAATCCGAGATCCTTCGCTTCGCTCAGGACAAGTCTTGTGTGGAATTAATTGGCCAATGTGCCGTTTCAGGAAAGATTGGCTTTCTTGTGCGCTGCATGCCGTTCCAGGAATTACAAGATAATCTTGTTTCTTGTTTCGTGGATCCGCAGCTGAGCAGAACAAGACCCCTGCCCCTCCGGGGATTTTGAGCTGAGCAGTTATATCGCGTAGCCACTATAGCCCTCTCCGAACCTGAGGGCATTTGTGTGGCTGGTTGGGGCGGGAGGGGGCTGCGCCCACCCGGAAGACGCGAGGCTCCGATCCCCCCGGCGCGCGTGCTGAGTGACTACACGCGCTCGAATCGAGGTACTAGAACATATAATCAGTGTTTGATATAATGAGCGCATGGTACTGCAACTGGAACTGCTGATGGAAGAAATAATTATGACCACTGCCGAGGTCGCGAGGAAGTTGAACGTGACACAAACAACCATCAGCGTATGGATTAATTCGGGTTTCTTTCCCAACGCGTTCAAGCTCAGTCCAAAACCGAAATCCCCCTGGCGAATCCCAAAAAGCGACGTGGATGCATTTATCGAGAAACGCCGCCAACAGCGCGGCTTTTTTTATACCGTGAATTGATGCTCAATGTCTTGTGCGCCGGCGTGGCCAGCGGTGGAAACAAGATCAATCGCGCGATCCCGACGTCGGGATCGCGCGATGTCTTATCTTGTATGCCTGGCGCCCGCAGCTCGGGGACAAGATTTGCGATGCGCTAAAATATGATCAGGTGAAAGAAAGGAATTCTCTATGGCGAACAACATCATTCAAAAGTATTTCCACCGTGTAGCGGCCCGGTTCCGGAATTTCAATTTCTGGAAGCTGACTAAAGAACCCAAATTCGCGGGAGGATCCAGTGGGCGAGTCGGAGATGAGGGGCCGCGGCGCGCTCTCGAATATATTCTCTCCGTCGGGGTTCCTGATGCGGATGGAAATCAAGTGGTGAAGCGGTTCACTGTGGATGATTTTGTCAATGACGATGGTACACCCAAAAAGATATGGATAAATCTCCACTTTCACGCTGCTAAACCGGTTGACAAATGAGAATGGCGAGCCATCGGGGTTATGAATTACTTTTTCGCAAAAGAAGATCTCTCCAAAATTAATCATGCTTTCTCCAATTGGACGCTTCGCAGTGCGAAAACGATTCTTGTATCTTCTTAGCCGGATCGCCGTCTCAGATATACAAGATTGATAGGCCCGCAACCCTTGACGGCAAGGGACAAGCAGGATAAGATGTCCGTATGACTAAAACAGACCTGATGACAGTTTCACAATTCGCAGCCAAGATTGGTGTCGCCCGCAATACAGTTAGCCGATGGGTGCAGTCCGGCAAGGTGAAGGGATTCAAGAAGGATCCTTTCAACGGCAGGACCTCACCCGTTTTTATTCCGGTCAGCGAGCTCGAGCGCGTGCTAAAGCTCATGGCTGAAAACGAGCAGGGTCTCTCTGATCAATCCTAGTTAAAAAGCAGGTCGCCTACCGGGACAGGCAGGCGACCCAGCTTCAAGCCCATCGGGGCTAAGGTCCAGTAAAAGAGCAGCACCTTAACAACCGAATAGACTTAAAGCGGGTGATGGGACTCGAACCCACGATATCTTGCTTGGGAAGCAAGCGCTCTTGCTTGGGAACAACTAGTTCCACAATCAAGTTACGGCTTGATTATATCATCTGGATCACCATCTCCCAGAAGGCCGGACACCGGCAAATACTTTCGCATGGCTTCCAGTTTGAGGGTTCGGGTGTAGCGCTGGATCATGTCGGAATTGGACCAGCGACCGCCCTCCATCAGGATACGCTCAGGAGCGCCCATGAGCTCGGTGGCAAGCATGGCGAAGGAACGACGCAGATCATGCGGGGAAAGTTTGATACCGATATGCAAACCCCACTGCCTGACAATTTGATTGAGACCCTCCGGGGTGAGACCTTTCCCGGTAAAGGTGTTGGCGAATAAAAATCCCTGGCCTTTAGTAGGCTTGCGATAGTTCAGCCAGCGCCGGATATGTTCTGCGGTCTGAGCACTGAAGACAGCGGCAGCCCACTGACCGCCTTTGACAACGACCTGCAGGACACGACGATCCAGATCTGTGTCGGAAAGCTGGAGCCTGCAAAGCTCAGAAGCGCGCAGGCCGGTATCCAGAGCAAGCGTACAGATCGCCAGGTCGCGAGCGCCTTTGGAAGTGTAGGGGTCGAATGAGGCAAGCAGCTTCAGGGCAACTTCGGGGGTAAGAGCACGCTGCGGTTTTCCACGAAATCGCTTGATCTTTGCAGCGAGCGCAGGATGCGCCTGACCATATTTCCAGGTAAGAAATTTTTGAATGGCTGCCAGTGCGACGCACTGACGAGAATTCCCCCACCCGCTCTCATTCAAAATTTTCAATAAATTGGGAGCCGACATATTCGCGATATCTTGGCTCATCGCGAATATGCGGCTCAGAATGTCCAAGTAGGTCCGCCGAGTAGATTCGGCATAGGGGAAGGACGCAAGGAAGTTCGAAAGATCGTCATTCATTTTTTATACAACTGCCTGCTGGTCGAGATCAACCACGAAGACTACCAGCAGACAGTTGCAAATCCGATTTTACACCACCGCTGCTTGAATGCAGCACGATAGGAGATTAACCACAATGTCAACAACACATTTGAATTGCGCAATGAACGTCAAAGATATGCTGCCCCTGACGGCAAACTATACGGTCACTTATAACGGCGGGACTGTGGAAGAGTTCAAGGGTCCGCTCTTCATGTGCGAGATGTTTTGCAAAGGCACCATCTTCAATGCGTCCCGATCCACGGCATTGGCGCAACAAATCGAGACGAACGGAGATCGACCATGAACAAAAAACAATTAGACGAATTAAATCGAAGCCAGCTCGAACAATTGATCCAAGCCCTGGCGTGGAATGATGAGTACGATTGCTATTCGCGCGCGGGTTTTCAGGAGCTGATATGGCCGGGGATCGCAGCCATCGCTAGATGGGTCATATTTTTCGACATTGACGAAATGGGGCATCTCAATGAAGTCCATACTCATGCGGGTGTCAACACCCGGATCAAGAAAAGCCTGGCAATGCGCGCATCAGATTACAGGATAGGCCAACGTTATTCAGGGGATGAATTCATCGTCGTCATTACGGACGACGATCCGGGCCGCCGCGAATCGAACCCCATCGAATTATGCGCACGCCTGGCAGAATCTCTGCGCGAGAACGGCTTATCGGCCACCTTTGCCATTGCGCCTGTCATCTCAGATGATCTGACGGCGAATGTCGAACCAGCCGTAAAGCTAGTGGAGCTCGCGAAGATGGAAAACAAGCGCGGTGTCATCCGCATTGCACCCGGCGATCCGCGCTAAACGACTGGTTAGCCCGCTCCCGATGGCTTTGTAACGGAGAGAGAGGTCTGAAATGTCCGACAAAAAAACAGAAATCGTCACAGTCAAGAAGGTTGGCAGCGACACGGTAACAACCAACAAAGGCACATCCGGCAAAGAGCATTTCCCGAATGCTCAAACTGGCGATAAATGGAAAGTGACCACGTTTGGCAATGATTCCATAAAAGGCGGCGTCATTGTGTCAACCCAGCGGGACAACTAACGGGCTAACAATCAAGAGGAGATCAGCCACATGAAAACAAATTTTCAATCCTTAGGTGGTAAAGCAGTCATTGGCAAGAGCGCACCGGAAGTTTGTCCGCGGTGCGAGGCGTCGATGAGCGGACGGTCATGGCACAGCTTCCTTGGTCATCTTGGCCTGCATGGGCTCGCGGATAAATATTTCGAGGGAGACATCCATGCTGCGCAAAAACAATTGCGGGAGAACGGGCTGGCCCGCCAGGATCCATTCCCAGGGAATGGCGCGTGGAAAGCGTATCGACCAATCGACACACTTGTCTTCGAGTCTGACTTTCAGATGGAGGCTTGAGATGTATATCCTTATCCTGATCGCCATCTTATTGCTGATCGTGATCATCTTCGGAGTCTCTTCGGGGATGCAATCCTATTCCACTGCACAGCAGGCACAGGCGACGATTGAAGTCGCCCAGCTCGGCCAGATCAATGCCTGGGGCAACCTGGTCACAATCCTGACGATCGCTCTATTCGTGGTCATCTTTGTGGCGCTGGTCGCTGTGATCTTGTGGGCGATGTGGAAGCGGGCAGGGATCAGGGGGCAGGGGACCGGAGACGGGGGACCGGGGACAGGGGGCAGAGGGCAGATGGCAGATGGCAGGCCGCAGAGTCAGATCTCGATGAACGAGCTCACGCAGCTGATGATGCTGGATATGCTGCGGTCGATGCGTTCACCCGCTCCACCTGCTTCTCTCCCGTCTGGGAATGGCAATGGTCCGCACGACGATGATGAGCCACTTCAATGGCTCAGGTAAGAAGGTGGATATGTTGAACATAATTTTCACAATTCTAATGGGGCTGGCGGTTGGTCTGCTGGGCATCGGGATCTGCATTGGCATCTACGCGATTCTATTCGTGCGGAAGCCAAACGATCCCTGGGGATGGGGTGAGGTCGTGGAGCAGCTCAGAAAAGATGACCCAGGAAAGGGATGGTGACCATGAACAAGAAACCGTTCTTAATGTTCCTTGTGGTCCTGGCCCTGGCGGGGTGTGTAACGCCTCCAGCCGGTTCGCCAGATCTGTATGCAAATGTGCAGAACAGCAAGGCGACCTCAGATGCGGCGCTGCAACAGGCGTATTACCAGAGCCAGTTCCTGACCGCGACTGCCGAGGCCCCGATCATCCGGATCACTGAGACCGCGGCGGGGATGGTCTTCCAGCAGCAGATGTGGACGGTCACTGCACAGAGCATACAGGAGACGCAGATCTCCGCCATGACCCAGACTGCCATGGCCTGGACTCCGACACCGGACGCCACCCAGACCGCTGTGTTTGGTTTGTTGAATGCACAGGGCACGCAGATGGCAAATAATGCGATCCGTGACAATTTGGAGCTCCAACGACAGCAGGATATCAACGACTTCAAGGGCAAGCTGCCTGTGTATAGTTTTGTAGTCGTGGTGCTGGTGCTGATCATCTTCGTGATGCTGATCGTCCGTCGCTGGAGTTTTCAAGCGCCGCAGGTGGATGCACGAGGGAATATTTTGCCAGTGCTCAATATCGTCGACGGCACATACACCGATATAGATCGCAGTCCGAATTTTCAAGGCCAGTTGAAAGCTGGATTGATCAACCGCTGGGCTGAGACAAAGTTGAACCTGCCGCCTTTACTGCCTGCCATTACTGCAGAACGCCAGGACGCAGTGACCGAACGCGATCAGATGATCGATCTGGCTACGAGGGGATTACCCGGCGAGCAGAAGTCGGAAGCCAGGAAGCAACTGGCCGGCCAGGAGATGATCAAACAGCTTTCCGATTCCAACCTAGAGAGTCGCTTCAAAATATTGGATGGTGCGACGAACCATCTTGAAGTGATCGATGGTGTGATTGTCCAGGAGCTGGATAGTTCCTGGAAGGAGGCAAAGAAGGAATGAACACAAATTTAGTTCAGCGGGTGGCATATAAAACGCTCAGCCTGCTGATCCAGAACAAGGTGTTGCATTACTCATCCGGGGTGGCATTCTATCTGTGGCAGAGAGATGAGCGCATCATCGTGGCCTTTGACCCGTCTGCGATCCGGCTCGAGCGCGTTAACGATCATTTTGTCCACGACCTTTCCACTCGACTCGAGGGACGGCGTGTGATCCGCACAAATACGCGGGGTCTCTTTCTGCAGGTGGGCCTGGAGATTCCGAGCGCATCGGTTTCACTCGATGAAGCCATGCCCCTGGACCTGACAAAGCAGCCGCATCCCTGGGATCTGCCGGTGGGGATGACGAAGAATGGTCCATTGTGGATCCCGCTGATGGGTGGCATCTCGTTCCTGTTGGGTGGCTCGACAGGGATGGGCAAGACGGGCGAGGAGCATGCGTGGATCCAGGCTCTGCTGCACGGAGGCAAGACACTGGTCTATGCCTGGGATGGTAAGCACAGCGTTGAGTTCATCCGCTATGCAGATCAGCCCAACTTCCACCTGATCTTTCAAGCGGGCGAACTGGAGCAGCTGCAGGCTTTGTTCCGTGAGCGCGAGCAAAAGCTGGTGAAGAGTGGATGCGTGAACATCCTGATGCACAACGATGCGCATCCCGAGGATCCCATTCTGCCGATCGCGCTCTTTGTAGATGAAGCTGCGGACCTGCCTGATTCGGCCAAGCTGCTGCTGAAGCAGATGATCCGCATCTATCGCTATGTGGGTCTGTATCCGATCATTGCGACCAATCAGCCCACGCAGGCTGAGATGTTCGCCAAGACGAACCTGTCCACCCGGGTGGCGTTCCGTGTGCCTCACCACAACGACTCGATCACCATGCTGGGCAGCAAGGGCGCCGAAACCCTGCCGGATGTATGCGGGCGCGGGTTGATCATCTGGAGGGGCAGGCTGGTCGAGTTCCAATCTTTCACGGTGACGTACCCCCCGATCTCGGAGGAGGCCCGCCAGTTGATGATTGAAGGGGCTGAAGCACAGAGCGAACCCGCTGAGCAGGATGAGATCGTGAAGCTGGCTGAATCGATCCGCTCACAGTGGACCCCAGGCATGAGCGGCAGAGCTGTGGGCCGGTTGTTGGGTAAGCCGAACGGCGGCTCCTGGAATGCCACGATCAACAAAATTATCGAATATTTGAGTGCTACTACTGCTACTGCTACTACTGGCAGTCCCGATTTGCCCCTAAATGGGGCGGTGGCGGGGTAGTAGTAGCAGTGAAGGAGATGAAGCGATGAAGACGCAAACAAAGCAGGCTAAACAAGGAAAGAAGAAATCCAGCTTCGATTTCGGCAGGTTGTTACTGATCACCGGCGCGCTCGCAAATGTGACGATCTGGATTGGCGCCTTCGTGTCTACGGAGATCCAGGGATTGGTGAGCACATGGGTGCGAGAGTTTCTTCTGCCAGTGCTGGGAGGGATTTCTGGTCTATCAATGGGGATCACGGTCGCCGCCGGATTGGTGTATGTGCTGGCGCGGCTGGGCAAGCTCAAGCCGCGCATTGAGCAGAAGATCCGCGGGAAGAAGGATAAATATCGATCGATCCCGAACGTGCGTTTCTATACAGCCTGGTCAGCGATCATTTTGCTGCTCATCATCTCGCCTGCGCTGCTGGCACCTTATGTCTTTATGACGATCTCGGGTGAAGAAAATCTTTACACCGTGTTGGGGATCGTTTGGGCGTGGCTCTGGTCCGTTGGTCGGATTGTAGCTGCGGACCTGGCACTGGCTGCGATTGCTTTGGTGTATGGAGTGCAATTATCTGCGCCTGCAGGAAACGGACGTGCGGCGCACAGTGCAAAGAGTGCAACGCAGACTGCGACGAAGAAGCCGGACAGTGCAAAGAGTGCGACGGACTCTGTCGCAGTGCGACGGACTTATCCGCGCAAGTGCGAGCACTGCACGCAGATGCTTCGCAGTGCGAATTCGGTTGGTGCGCACATGAAGAAACATCATCCGGAGTTGTGCAAGCCGAAGACAAGCCTGGCGGCTGCATTGTTCACACCAGTGGAAAGCAAGCAGTGAACGTGAATTGACAAAGGAGACATCAGAAATGAACTATAAAATAAAGCCTCATAAACATATCAATCATCATCTTGTCGATGAACAAGGGAACTTCACTGTTGGCATGCATGGATCGCCAGCAATGATCTTGCTTGTACTAAATATGCCTGGTCATTCCAATGGGTTGAACATCGAAGATCTTCAGGAGAATACAAGCTACCCGCGGGAGGCGGTGGAATATGGTGTGAAACTACTAGAAGATGATAATTTTATCCAGCCGCTTACCGATGGCCGCTGGGCTTCCATAATATATGCGGGGCTAGGTTGATATGCGATTCGAAAACCCACTAACCTTTGTTAGATCAATCAAAGGCGCTCCAGCATCGATCTTATGGGCCTTCGCTTTCACGCGTCGCGTCATGACCGCGCTTGAGCTCCAAGAGTGGACTGGCTATAAGGGAGATAACATCACCGTGGCTGTAAGGTTGCTGGTGAATCTTGGTTGGTTAGCAGCGCGCGGGTCGCGTGGTCCGTGGTGTTTGGTTGAAGGAAGACAACTGCCCTTAATGGAGATGCTTGAGAAGGTCGAGCAACTTACTGGGGGAGACTCCGATTTAATCGGAGTCGGAGCTACTACTACTACTGTAGACATTAATGTATTAAAAATAGTTAAAGACTCAGTAGTAGTAGAGGCCCTGAATCCGATTAAATCGGAGTCAGGGCCATCTGTGGTGTATCTGACCCATGGAGTGACCTTCGAAGCAAACCTTGCTGCGTGTCGAAATTCTGGCATCGGAGAACCAAAAGCTTCCACGATCTCACGGCTCGAACATGTCTCGCCCGAGTTGATCGATGCCCATGTCAAGGGGCTGCGGACTACGGATAGGATCGGACTGGCCATCCGACGGATCGAGGCCAATGAAATGCCGCAGGCCTGGTTGGACGAAATCAAGGAAATATCCAGGCGGGAAGAAGCGAGTGAACTGATTGATGATGACGAAGAATTGGACATGACCGGTGTTGGTTGTGTGTGGCAGGATGAGACAGATGAACTGCTTCACCCGAATCGTGTGGGGGATAAGACGAAGAAGAAGACGCCCATGTGCATGAAACCATGCAAGCAGGGATCCTCAAGGTGGTGCGAAGAACATTATGAGATCGGGACTGCGACGTATGACGAAAGTAAGGAGGAATGATGGACGTAAGCAACAAAGAGCTTGTCAGGCAATTTACACGCGAGATGACGCAGCTTGGGCAGCAGGGGATGGTCGTTCGCTTGAGTTTGACACCGGACCAGGCGATGTCGTTGATCAGTGCGGTGCAGCTCGCAAACCAGAACCCGTTCAATGCGGGATCTTCGCGGCTCATCGCCAGGCGGATTGCGGACCAGATGCAATCTCAGTTTCTCCAATATGGAGTCCCGCATATCATCGAGGTCATCCGGCGCGGCTGGCTTGATGATTTGCTTAGCAAATCATACGATGTGGATGTGAGCAAGCAGGAAAAAGGAGATCAACCATGAAAAGCAAGTTGCAAGAAATCTTAGAAGACATGTTCGCCGAAGCGAAGGCGAAGGCCGGGCAGAAGGTCGTCCGAAAACTTGGCAGAGGTCTGCGGATCGAGATAATCTGTGTCAACAGCAACGTCTGGCTGGCTATCACTCGGGACGATACCTTCCCGAGCCTCAAGGAATGGGAAACGGTGACCAACAACTTCCCCTACCAGGTCCCGAAAGTCGAACCCACGTCGGACCGCAGCGGTGGCCGCTACAGCATCAGTGCGCGCTTTGCTTTGGCACGCACTGTGCAGATGAAATTTTTTTAGGAGGTCTATCATGGACGAATTGAAAGTCAACGGCGTGCAATATCGCCAGCAATATCGCAAATGTGGAAAGCCAGGTTGCAAGTGCAACACCGGCGAGGGACACGGTCCCTACTGGTATGGCTATGATGGCAACAGCGCGGCGAAGTACGTGGGCATCCAGTTGCCTGAGCATGTCACGAAGCACTTAGCGCTGCTCAAGGCGAGCAGGGAAAAGCTGAAGGCCATCAAAGAGAAGATCTCGAAGCGACGTGATGATCTGTATGAATCTTATCGCAAGGCTGATCGTGAGCTGAGTGCGGTGCGGGCGCTCGAGGCAGGGGAGCGGGTTGATTCGCGGATGCTGAAGTCTTTGGGGCTTGCTCAATTCAACGGGAAGCAGTGAGCAGTCTTGTGCGCCGGTGATCATCTGGCCATAAACAAGAAGGATGAAATTATTATGAATACACAACTATCTCTCATTCATCAGAAAAACACATGGATGCACTTCATCGGTGGGTACTACAAGAGCACCGATAAATTTATCAATGAAGCCAAGCTTCAACGCATCTCGCGGCGCGCTCCTGCTCAACAGGTCCGCGGCATGCAGTTCGGTGATCGGCTTGTGTTCTTGCGCTATCACAAAAAGGATGTGGTCTCTGCATTCGCTGAAGCGCAGATCGTTGGTATCACGCTCGATCATCAGATTGCCAAGGTCGTAGGCGATAAGTTAAAAGAGCAGGGACTCGCCGAATATCATGAGCCAGGATCGGGCGGCGGAACGATCATCCAGCGCGAGTGTGGCTCATATCTGATGTGTGGATCGTGGAGCATCAAGTGTGAGCTCTCAGATGTGATGGAGATGGCGATTGAAACCGCGAAGGAAAAGGGCGAGACTCTTTTTGTGATGGTCAACGCAGAACTTATGCAAACTTATGATGCTCCAACCTATCTGCAACCTGCACCGAAGTTCACACGCGGTTTTATCAAGCCTGCTGATCAAGCGCAGCTCAGCATTACGCCAGTGCAGACCGTGGTCGAGCCTGAAATGTGGGCAATCCAAAATTATCAAAAGGCCCCGCGCCTGAACGCGGCAAACTAATCAAAGGAGACCTACGGCCATGAATGAACTGAAAGTCAATGGCGTGCAATATCGCCAGCAGTATCGCAAGTGTGGAAAGCCAGGCTGCAAGTGTGCGACCGGCGAGGGGCACGGTCCCTACTGGTATGGGTACGATGGCAATAGCGCAGCGAAGTATGTTGGGATCCAGCTGCCTGAGCATGTGACGAAGCATATTGAATTGCTCAAAGCGAGCAAGCCGAAGATCAAAAGAATCCGTGCGGATATCGAAAAGCAACGCGACAACCTTTATAAGCAATATTCCTGGGCGGATCGACAACTGCGAAGCCTGCGCGCGCTTGAAGCAGGGGAGCGCGTCGACCCGGGAGATTTGCAAGACATTGGGCTTGCTGAATTCAATGGGAGTAAATCATGAGCTTCAAATTTGTTGTGCTTATATATTTCATCGTTCCCATATTGCTTGCAATGCTGACCTATGCAGCTTTGCTTGATCTGGTTGGCAAAATGCTGGCGATTGCGGCAGGTTGTTTGGTCACCATGCTGTGGTGCTTTGCGTTTTGCAATATGCTTGGCTTGCCGATTAGATGGGATAAATGAACGTGCGTCTTGTATGCCTGGTGCCCGGGTCCTGAGGACAAGACTATCTTGTGTTCACCGGTGGCCAGATCTCGAAACAAGAAAGGATGCTTATGAACACGAAGGATAAATGGGAAATCACTGCAACGATTCACGATGAGCACCGGCGCGCTGTATGGGGATCGATCTTCCCGGATGCGAGAGTGCCAATTGAATCGATCATTCCATCCAAGGCAGATCTTCCAGGGCACCGGGATGCGGAGGTGTACATGCTGGATCTGGATGCAATATCGGATGAGCAGAGGGGGAAATTGATCAATATGATCGTGGAACTTTTCGCCCTATCTGTGGAGGAGGTTCGAAGCGATCTAGTGCGCGGCGTTCCCATTCTGGCGGATGATGTGATTGTGAGCTCGACTGATCAGAGTTTATTCCTTTCACTCATGGATAATGAGTGGGATTCTGACCTGGATGATCTGGCGGCAGATTCTTGACCGTGGGATGGGCCTGGAAGGGGTGATAAATCGATTTATCACCCCTTCCAGTAAACGCAACGTTGAAATTCGATGAAAGATGCGTTGTTCTTACATAGACGCTCTCTGGTGCAAATTCGAAAAACAAGATCGATCAAATGACGAACCATACGAATGGATTTCATGAGGATGCGCCAAAACGTTTGATAGCCGCAGTTCAGAAGGCAGGCAGCGAGCGGAAGTTTGCACGCGAGTGCGGAATAAATCAATCATATGTTTCTCAGTTACTGCACCGCGGGATTGAGCCAGGTAATCCGGAGATCCGTGTGAAATTATTTCTTCCGGCCAAGCGGATCAAACATCGTGAGCAGAAACTGGATGAGTTTCCCGGACAAAAGCGGATCAAGAAGATTATCAGGTTAATGCGCGCAAGAACGACGCGCAATGCTTTGAAACGATGGAGGAACAATGTCTAAAAAGGATCTCGAAAAATTCAAGCCCGATAAACTGCGTCCTGGCAGAAGCTGGAGCACTGAAGTGGTCGGTGAAGACGGGTATCATCGATGTCATTATTTCTATCGAGATCGGGATGGTGAGTTGTTCACCACGATCACAAGAAATCACAACACCGGAGAAGCAGAGAAGAAAGCCTGGGTCAAGCTCAAACGCATAGAGCCGAAAAAGCTGAAGCAGCTCGATCATCCGGATGTTGGTGGCGATGAGAATGATTTTAAACGGCTTCGAAGCGCATATGATGAGGGCATGAAAATAGCTAAGAAGTGAATTGAAGGCAATTTCCACAGGAGAACCTGTAACCTAATCGCCTATTGCATCGTCAAGATAATGCCATTAGAATGCAACCGGACAGACCCACTCCCCTTAATGGGTCTGTCCCCTTTAACCTGGGTGGGTCTGTCATTTGAAAGTTTTGCCAGCCAATTCGTGACGCACAACTTTATATAAATCCTGAAGGATTCATAATGCCGAACAATGAGAGACAGCTTTTACGGGTACTTCTGGTCGAAGACAATGAAAATGATGCCGAGCTTATCCTCCGAGAGCTACAAAAAACGAACGGCTTTGATGTTGTCTCGCAGCGCGTGGAAACAGAGGAACAGTTCAGGCTGGCATTGAAGGAAAGTACATTCGATATTATTGTCTGCGATTACCACCTGCCGACGTTTAATGGCGGCGCGGCATTGATGATTCTAGAAGCCCTTGATCTGGATACGCCTTTTATCCTGGTATCCGGAAAGTTTTCCGAAGAAGAAAAGGATAAAGCCTTTTTCACGAAAGGCGTATCTGACTTTGTCAGCAAGGACAGACTGACACGGCTACGCTCAATCGTCCAGCGTGAATTGAGGCTATCGGCTGCTTATGATCAAACCTTGCAGAGCTGGGCGAACGCGCTGGAACTTCGTGACCGGGAAACGAAAGGCCATTCGGAACGTGTCGTCGGATTGACGGTCCGATTAGCGCATAAGATCGGTGTTGACGAAACCGAGATCATCCATTACAAGCGCGGCGCGCTGCTGCACGATATCGGCAAGATGGCTATCCCGGATGCGATCCTGCTCAAGCCCGACAGACTGACCGAAGACGAATTCGCTAAAATCAAAGAACATCCGCAGATTGCCTACGATCTGCTGCAACCGATCCGATTCCTACGGAAATCATTGGATATCCCCTATTGTCATCACGAGAAGTTCGACGGCTCCGGCTATCCGCGCGGCTTGAAGGGCAGTGAGATTCCACTTTCCGCGCGCATATTCGCGATCGTGGATGTCTTCGATGCGCTGACATCCAACCGGCCATACCACCTCTGGGTGAGTTCACGCGTGGCGCTGGAAACTATCCAATTCCAGGCTGGCAGGCATTTCGATCCGGCGATTGTAGACGAGTTTGTTCGAATGGTGAATAACGGAGGCAGCAGATGACCGGTGGAGAGATCATCGCCTTGTCTGTGGGTGTGCTTGGGTTCGTGAGCACGATCATTACCCTGATCTTCGGACGCCGGAAGCTGCTGGCCGAGCGCGAGAAGCTGCTGGCCGAGGCAGAATCTGTCCGGTCCGGCGCGGCATCGACGGATGTGGATGCGTTCGATAAGTTCTCGGACCTACTGAAAAAACTACAGGATCGGAATGATACGCTTTATGGTGAAAACGTCGCCCTGGAAGTAGCCGCGACAGAACGAAATCGAACAATTGAGCAGTTACAGCTACGGCTGTCAGACCGCGACGCCCAACTTATGCAGGCGAACAAGCAACTGGAGCTTCTGCGGGACTTGGCTAAATCCGTGCCGATCAGCGACACCCTCAGAGATCAACTTTTATCGATGAATGTGATCGTTGCCAATTTACAGACGGCACAGGCACAACTTCAAGAAGTTTTACGAGAGAGAGACAAAGCGATCAGCGCGCTGATGGAGAGTAATCGCAACCTGGCGGTGAAGGCATGAATCACTTCGGTTTGCGCTTACCTTTCTTATTCCCCATCATGCTGGCCGAGATCTTGGCCTTTGCTTCGTCGGTATGCTTATGCCCCAGGCTGTGTTTGTTGCCCTTCTGTGCGGCGGACATCTTTGTACGCGTTTCGGGAGAGCGTTTCTTGCCCTTCCAAAAGGCTCCGATCTTCGCTTTACTTTCGGCGGTGTGTTTACGCCCAAAGTGCTTCTTGCCAATCATCGAAGCCGACATTTTAGCTCTTGTCTCATATGTGGTAACCCGCTTTTTACGAGCTGCCGACAGCTTTGCTCGAGTTTCGGGCGAGTGTTTCCTCCCCAAAGGGCTGCCAGCCGTAGGCGCAACGTTGTACTCCGGCTTTAGGGCGTCTATCCAAAACTGCTCCCGCCAGATCAAGGCGAAGATAAAGCAGTGCTCGACAACTCTAAATTCAAATCCGCAGGAGCCGTATTTATTCCAAGAGTTTTGCAGGTGCTGGCTATGATGCTTATTTCCGTTCAAGTCGCTTCTGTGAACCCGCCAACGGGCTTCGACATTGACCGCGCTGCCGACGTACCTATGCCCGTTCACCAGATTGACGATTTCGTAGATCCCGCTCGCCATGAGTCCTCCAAAAGAAAAGGCCCTTCGCATCGCGGGCTAGCGCGACACGAAAGGCAGGGTCATTCTAACATGGTGCGCCCGCTAGCCCAGGCACACATATACAGGAGCATTATACCATGCCGATACTCGACACCGTCAGGATGCTCAGAAGTGAGCTCTTTCATAGTACGCAGCCTGATCACGAAGAAAACCTGATGCGTACGTTGAGCTCAACACGGAAGTTTTTTTTATGTACGGGTCAGTGCGTGCCGGAAGGTGAGCTCGGCAATTATCCGAGCAGTCATATTATTGGTGAAGTACACTATGTGCTGGATGAGGGGCAAAGGGTGACTGCCTTGGCAGTGTACGAAACTTCTTTGCCATCCTCTATCGTCCCAGCCAGCGAGACCAGGATCCGCGTGGAAGTTATTGGTGATGCGCGCAGGATTCAATGTACAGTTTCATACTGCAAACATTTCATCAAGCGCTGGGAGATTGGAAGGCTGGCCTTCCTGCAATTGTTGCGACGATACGAAGTCTATTTCAAAGGAGAATAAAATGCTTGCTTATTTCGTTACTCTACCGGATGATGCCAAGATCTTGATCCTTGGCTTGATCACATCACTGCTGACTGCGCTCTTCGGTTTCCTGTTTATGAGATGGGGTCTTGATCTGAGAGGCTATATCACTGGATTGTCTGCGACCCTTGCGGCCATTGTGGTTACTGTGTTTGAGTTCCTGTTGAAGACGCTTGTCTTCGTCCCGGATGAGATCCTTACGACGATCATTCATTTGATCGTATTGGCAGTTACTGGCTATGGCGCGGCGTTGGCACTCAACAGAATGCGCACGCCTGGCTATCGAAGTCTACGTTAGAGCGATGCCATACGCGTCGGTGCGCAAGTGCACTTATCCAGGGTGCAACGTCCTGGTCAAGAGCGGGAGATGCGCGGCACATTCCACGAAGCGGATCATTCGCGATCCGGATGTCAAGCGGCTGTACAACAGTCCGCGCTGGCAGTCGATGCGTGCAGCTCAACTGGCCAGGGATCCTTGGTGTGCGGATTGCTTGAAGCAGGGCGAGCACGTGTTCGCTACCGAAGTGGATCACGTCTCGCCGCACAATGGTGACCCGACTCTGTTCTTCGATGAATCTAATTTGGGGAGTCTGTGCAAGCCGCATCACTCGACAAAAACCGCGAATGAAGTTTGGCATTCAAGTGATTGATACCCCCCGTCAAAGAAAGTTTCGAGCGGAGGGATTAGAA